AAAGTAACTGTGACCGTCTTCTCAGTATCGGTACTTGTGAAATCACAACCAGTTATTGTGGTTCGAAGAGGATGAATATCCGTATATTGTCCACCTGAATAGACGTATAAAATTCTATTAGTGCCGATCGCTGCATATTTAATACCAGCATTATCGTCCCAATGATGAAGGGCTCTAGAAACACCTGTTAATTTATCTGCTCCTAACTGGTCCCAACCTCCAATTTTTTCAGGGGTGCCATATCTAAAACGTACATTGTCCCCTCCAGTCCACTGTCCTTCAGCACCGGTAGCAGTCACTTGCTTGTTAAATCCTGGTAAAAAGCTTACTTTTTGTAACATAGAAAATTCCGTTTCTATTACAAATATACTAGATTTTAGTGGATATCAACTCCTTACACCAAATAATTGAGTGTAACTAATTCGGCTGTGTTCAAATCCTTTTTTCATGGATACCCCTCTACTCGCATGGAAATAACAACTATTAAAAAAGATAGCTCGATTATTTTTATAAGTAACTACGACAGGTTTTATATTGTTAACTTCAATATACTGAGTGATTTTATCATTATCTCCGTTCCAATCTTTTTCCGTCCAGTCAGAAGGAGGTTTTATTTTATATATATCTAATCCATTTTTTGATTTATTACGAACGGACTGATCATCAGAAACCCATGTATTTAAAGTAATGAGGGAAGGGTCACTATGGAGTCGAGCTCCTGTCTTTCCCGCATCATAAAGAAAGCTCCATGCTTTTTGAAATTCTGGGAGGTCTATTTTTTGTTTTAATTCTTTAACAATGAGTTCGGTGATACGATCTTGGTCCTTTGGATAATTAATGGCATGGTAATTATCATATTTTTTATCAAAATATTTTCCATATAAGACTCGATATTTTAATATCTTTAAACACTCCGGTTTAAAAAAATTATCCCACACCGTAATATCCTCAGGATTAATCTTCCAACTCTTTCTTTTATTCAAAACTTCTTTCATTTTTTCCTATCATTAATTAATTGTTATATTTTTTATAGAAAAGTTAGCCGCCATCGATACGCGTGTGCCTTTGGCTTTAAAAGGAGCTACATAATGATAAACCGTTTTCGGAAAAATAAAGAACTCTCCAGTTCGGGGCCTATGTTGATTAAACGTTACGAAGTTGGGTTGCTCGGGACCGATTAAAAAACAAATCCCACCCGGCCCTACTCCGGTGCCTTTAAATGATTCTTGTTCCTTGATTAAAGATTTAGGAACATCTAAATACAGAACGCTTGACCACTGACAATTCTTATGAACATGGAGAGGATTGGAGTCCCCCGCTCTCATAAAATTTACCCAGAGATCATCTACATCGATGTGAAACTTTTTATCCGTTTGTAAGGAATAGAAATGTTTAAAAGCACTAACAAACCCTTCTAAATAAGGTTCAATAATTCGCATGAATTCCAGACGTTCTTGCTCCACGATGCCGTGTTGTTCTTTAATATCGCCTGCGAGATTGTGATTATAATATTGTTTTTTATTAGAAATTTTGCGTAATTTTTTAACGTCTTCTGGATTCACGATACAATGATACAGAAGTGGTCCCCAATAATAAAACTTCCATGGTCTTTCGTTATGTTTCATTGTCCGTATTTTCCAAATTGTTTATAACTCATTTTCGAGGTCGGGACACGATGTATATCTGACTTGAGTAAAATTAAACGAAACAGATACCCTCCATCCTTTTTCTCCTTTTTCTTTGGATTCATTCATTTCTACGCCGTGGGGTAACCAGGCTGGGAACATAATTATTTGTCCTTCCTGTGGAGGATAAAGAACCATACGCCATAAAGCTTTGGGTAGACCTTTATGTCGTCTGGGTAGCATTATATTAGGACCAGGACGAGGATCTTCAACCCAAAGAGACCCAGAATTTTTAGGAACCTTGACATAATAGACACCTGACCATTGAGAGTTAGGATGTATATGAGTTTGATTATAGGCTCCTGGATAATTAATATTAGCCCACATATTCCCTAAAGCGGGTGTATCCTGCATACCATAGTCTTTATAAATTTCATTTTGCATAGCGAAGAGTTCATCGGTCAAAGGTTTATATTCTTTTTTTAAATTCATATTGGTGGAACTATGCCATCCTCCACCCGCATTCGTTTTTATTTCACTTTTATCTTTTTTACTCCACGCTTTTATGAGGGGAAATAAATATTTATTTAATTTTTTAAAATCCTTAGCCATTTTAAAATAAATAGGAGTGGGAAATAGAATGTCTCGGTTAATTTTTTTTCTTTCTTTCATCTTTAGGATTAACGATTATAAGTTAAGCCTTCACGTTTGTCAAATCCCAAGATTTAGCAGTTGATATCCGCCAAAATCTAGTATATTTGTAATAGAAACGGAATTTTCTATGCTACAAAAAGTCAATTTTCTACCGGGGTTCAACAAACAAGTGACTCCTACCGGTGCTGAAGGGCAGTGGACAGGAGGAGATAACGTACGTTTTCGATATGGCACCCCAGAAAAAATAGGGGGCTGGGATCAGTTAGGGGAAGATAAATTAACAGGTGCCGCTAGAGCTCTTCATCACTGGGACGATAATGCAGGGGTTAAATATGCTGCGATCGGAACCAACAGAATTTTATACATCTATTCAGGTGGAATATATACGGACATTCATCCTCTTCGAACCACAATAACTGGTTGTGATTTCACAAGTACCGATACTGAGAAGACGGTCACAGTTACTTTTCCAAGTCCACACGGGTTAGTGGATGATGACATTGTTAAATTTGATGCTGTCAGTGGAGTCACGGCGGTTGGATCAACTTATACCGATGCCTCCTTTGAAGATATTCTATTTATGGTGACGTCAGCGCCTACTTCACTGACAATTACTATTACTATGGCAACGGCGGAATCAGGAACCCCTTTAAGTAATTCAGGTTCAGCTTCAGCATTGTGTTATGAAAGCGTAGGACCTGCTCAAGAAGTTGGTGGTTATGGTTTTGGAACAGGAAATTGGTCGGGTGCGGCTTCGGGTCCAGCGACTACTACCTTAGGTGCTAACATTGCAGATACAAGCACAACATCAATTACTCTTGCCGACTCAACTGCTTTTCCTACTTCAGGAGAAATTAGAGTAGGGACAGAGGATATTTCTTTTGCGGATAATGACACAACCACAGGAATTTTAAGCGGAGGAGCTAGAGGAGTTAATGGAACCACAGCACAATCCAGTTCTACCTCACCCTCTACTCATAGTTCCGGGGATACTGTAACCAATATTTCAGACTATGTTGCTTGGGGCGAATCATCCTCAGCTGACTTTACCATTGAACCAGGGCTTTGGGTTCTGGATAACTATGGAACAAAATTAATGGCTCTTATTTATAATGGTAAATGTTTTGAATGGGATGCAGCAGCTGCAAATCCTACGGCAAATCGTGCTACAGTTATTAGTGGAGCACCCACCGCTTCTAGGCACATGATTGTGTCTCCGGTTGATCGCCACTTAATTTTCTTAGGAACTGAAACCACGATTGGTGATACCAGTACTCAAGATGACATGTTTATCCGATGGTCGGATCAGGAATCATTAAGTGACTATACTCCTTCCGCAATCAATACCGCGGGCACACAAAGACTGGCCCAGGGTTCTAGAATTATGGGAGCGGTTCGAGGTCGGGACACGATGTATCTCTGGACCGATGCGGCCCTCTTCTTGATGCGTTTTGTCGGTCAACCTTTTACCTTTTCTTTTGAACACGCCGGAACCAATTGTGGATTGATTGGTAAGAATGCCTGCATGGAAGTGGATGGAACCGCTTTCTGGATGTCGGAAAATGGTTTCTTTCAATATTCGGGTCAACTTCAATCGATGCCGTGCTTGGTAGAAGACTTTGTTTTTGAAGATATTAATACTACCTCACGAAATTTAATTAATGCAGGTCTTAATAATCTTTTTGGAGAAGTGAGCTGGTATTATTGCAGTTCAGGATCGAATGTAGTGGATCGAGTCGTGACTTATAATTATTTAGAATCCGTCATGCTTAAGAAACCAATCTGGTACACAGGAACTTTACCACGAACTTCATGGGCAGATTCTTCTATTTTTGCAAAACCTCATGCTTGTTATTACACAACCAGTGATAATGCTTCCTTTGATGTGGTAGGTAATACCGATGGAATTGCCATCTATTATGAACATGAAACCGGGACCGATCAAGTGGATGCCGGGGGAGTGATCACGGCGATCACAGCGAGCGTTCTATCTGGAGACTTTGATATTACTCAGAAACGAGCAGCCCAAGGACAGATGTTAGGAGCGCCGGACCTACGAGGAGACGGAGAATACCTTATGAAGATTAGTAGATTCTTACCAGACTTCATTACCCAGACCGGAGACACACGAATTACTTTATATTTAAGGAATTATCCAAATAGTAGTAGCGCGAGTTCTTCCTTAGGACCCTTTACAATTACCAGTTCCACTGATAAAGTTGATACGCGCGCAAGAGCACGAGCGATTGCGTTGAAGATAGAGAACACTTCTAGTTCACAGAACTGGAAGCTGGGAAAGTTTAGACTAGACATACAACCAGACGGGAGAAGATAATGGCATATAGTAATCAAGGTAATTATAACGTGCAAGGGAATGTTAAAAACTATTTAGGTAAACAAAAGATAGTTAAGGCCCCTTTACATTGGCAGTCAGCACCTAATCATCCCACAACAGAATTAGCTTACATTACAAAAAAAGAAAAAGACTTACTTATTAAAAAAGATTTACACAAGTCCTTAAAAGGTGGAGTGAATAGAGGACCCTCAGGCATTATGAGTTTAAATGGTTGGGGAGATGCACCTACTGGAGGTAAAGGTCCACGTGGCTCTTCGGGTGGAGGTTATGGAGAAACCGGAAAAAGTTTTGGTGATCAAGAAAGAAGGGTTACAGTTACTACTGGTTCACCTCGTGGGGATCAAACAGCCACACGAACAGTTTCACCTAAAGATACTTTTGCACAATCATGGTCCGGGCAGCCGGGATTTTTAGGTTTCGGCGGAGGATATAGAAATCTTAAAACTCCAGGCGATACGTCGGGAGGTTATCAATCAAGACTCGGTGGAATGTTAGGAGCCGTAGGTAAAGGCGCACTCGGTTTGGTTGGAGGAATTCCAGGAAAACTTATGAGCGGGATCATGACAGCCAAAGACTGGGCTAAGAGAAAAGGAACAGGTGCCTGGGAAGGTATTCAAGAATTTGGTGAGTACGATACTTTGCGGGATTATTTTAATCGAAATAAAACACAAGCCATACAACCCGTAGAGACGATTGATATTAGAGACAAATTTGATCGAAGAGGAAATAATAATCTGGGAGCAGATACTCAGGTGATTGAAGAAGAACAAAATTTTAATCCTAACTTTTTAGCTTTAGGAGCTAAAGAAGGCGGAAGGA